CTGACAAGTCGCGAGGGTGTTGAAACATTTCTTGTTGCCGGTTTGGACGACGGCAACGAGCGTGCCAGTCAGAGTGAAGCCGCCGCCTGTTCCGAGATTGGTATGCCACGTCGCAACCGGATTTCCAAGATAGATAATGGGAGCAGTTCCTGTTGGAGTCTCACCGTTTGCTCCAAGCGGAACCGGCTGTGTGCTTTCAGTAGTAAACTTGCGACGATTGCTCTCCGTCGAAAGATCAAGATAGACGCCGGGCGCAAACCAAAATTCGGCTGCGTCCGCGTTAAGCTTCAAAGTGCCGGCCGGGAAAGCGCCGACGCCCCAATCGGTTTCTGTGAAGTCGATCGTGTCGTTCGTGAAGACCGAAAGCGTCCCGGTAGTGTGCCGCACATCATCGATGTACACGTGAAACTTTGCAGGGTCGCTCAAATCTAACGAGATAAGAAAGTGCTGCCATACGCCGAGAGGTGGAGCAACCGAGGCAATATAATTGAAAATCGTTGTGCCAGCGGCATTGACGGCGATCAAGCTCCAAAATTCACCGGCCGCTGATAGCAGGAAACGCGTCCGTTGATTTACCGTAGTGCCATTCAATATGCTCGTAGCTACAACGATAGCTTGCCCGGATGCGGCTGCATTTCTTTTGATCCATACGGATGCAGTCAAAAGTTTGGAGTCGACCGCTCCGGTCAATCCACCCGCACGCTTGAGAAAGTCAGTCACGCCATCAAAGCGCACCATTACAGGAGGAGGTGCGCCGCCTGCTCCAAGCACCGCTTGGCAAGGCGCAATGCCGTAAGTCAGAGTGCAATAATCGATGTCAAGTTCGACATACGTTAACGCGCGGCTCATAATTGGATCACGCCGGGATCGCTCCCGTCCCCGACCACGATGCTTTCAGTTTGACCGCTGTTATCAAAGTAGCCGCTTATCTCTAACGATACATTCATCATGCCGTTGGTGCGCTGATTGACAACCTTCGGATCATTGCGCAACCAGACATATCCGACTTCTGTCGCAAAACTGAAAGGACGCCACGCCCAAAAGAACGGGGAGTCTTTTGCTGCAACAAGGAACGGATCGAAGTTCTGTCGATACCAGCCCGGTGTCATGTTCTGGATTGAGAATGCGCTATCACGCGATTGCCCAACGATAATGCGTCCGAGATATTGTCCGCTCTCGCTCATGCCGTTGACAATCTTCGTCGATCGACCAAACTTGATTGGCGTATGCCCAACATAGATGCGCCGCTGCAAAGTCAAAAGCCTCCCGACAAACAACACGCCGATTTCCGCTTCCGCCGTTCCTACTCCAAGGCTCAAGCGGATGCTCGTATACAAAGCAGATGGGAAGCGGAAGATCGTCGGCTGATCATCAGGCAATGTCGTCGCCTGCACAATGGTCACGAAGCCAGCGCCGGTGTTGCCTTCAATCGTAATCGGAATAACTTTGCTTCCAAGATTGTGCGCAGCGATGCCGACGTAATCGCTTAATCCGGTAAGGGTCGAAACCGTCACCGTATTCGCCGCGGTGGATGTCGCCTTCCATTTCAAGAAGGTCGCTGGATTGGCCATGTTCGTCGCAGGAAAATCCGTTGCCGCGGAACTTGCCGCAATATTGCTGATCGTCACCTTCTGATCATAACCGATCAGCGGGCTGTTCGGGTTTGTGACACCGCCGCCCGTCGCAATCTCAGGAACATTCAACCCGTTTGCGAGAACGATCATCCGTTCAACATCACCTTTCCGCCGTCACGCTGGAATTGAATGATGGCACGCGAGAGGTCGCGCACGGCGTCGCCAGAGTAAAGATCGGTTCGATTGAGTCCATTGATGTAGAGCGTTTGATTCCCGCCTCCACCGCCAGCCGCGCCAGCCGCGCCAGCCGTATCACCACCGCCCGCGGCAAAGGACGACGCCGATGCTGCGCCTGTGTTCGCGCTTTCCGGAGTGGTCCGCGCAATGGCTGCGATCTGTGCGGCAACGCCTGCGGCAGCGATGGCCGCGAACGCCGCTCCGAGCACTGGACCGCCAACGGCAGAACCATATGCATAAGCATTTACCGCAGCCTCGTATCCCTTTACGAGCGCGGTCGCCATCGAGATGGCTTTTATAATATTAAAAGCAGCGCCACCTTCTCTGCCGATGATCTGGCTTATCTGACCCATTGACGTGTCAACAACTTGAGCAAGCATGGAGTATTGACGCGCTTGAAGCATCGCCATGTCGAGTGCTTGCTTCTGCTGAAGTTTGGTGCGAAGTCCAGCAAACTTTGCTTCTTGCGCAATCCGCGATTGCTCGAACGTCGCGACTAACGCCAACCGCTTTTCATACTCCTCTTGCATCGCTTCCGATTCCGTCAGAAGCGATTTGCGGATATCGACGATTTGATTTGCGACAAGTTGATCGTTGTATTTCTTGAAAGAGCCAGTCAACTTATCAACACCTGCGGCCGCGATATCTATTGCGTCAACGCCTGGAATATTGAGTCCCTTTAGCGCGCTTGGGAATTCTTCCGCCATGCCTCCAAGTTGACCGAGCATCAACTTGCGCTTGACTTCAAGTTCCTTAATGGCGTCAGTGATTTGTGGAAAGATTGGGATTGCTCCCCCCTTACCACCAAGTCCAACTGTTATTTGCGTTCCAGCTTTTTCACCAGCATTGCCTAATTCCACCGTCCATTTTGTTGCTTCTTTCGCGGCGTCTTTCACGTCATGCAATTGCTTCGCCATCAAAAGAGTGCCGGCGATAGCGCCAACCAACGCGCCAGCAGGACCAACACGTCCACCAAGTAATGCACCGCCGACAGCGCCGGTTACAAGCAGAATCACTTCCTTGTTGTCGATCATGAACTGAACAAGGTCGCGAAACTTTCCGGTAAGTGCTGCAATTTGAGTCTGCCCCTCCTTCGACCCTAAATATTCATTCATCCTTCTGATAATGGGAAGCAATTCAGCGGCGATAAGTTGTCCAGTGACGGCCATCTGCTTCCCAAGCAACGCTGTCCTATCAGCCGCCTCTCCACCTTTTTTAATTGTTTCATCGCTAAGAACCAAACCAAGGGCCTGCGCTTCCTTTCTAAACTTCGCGGTTTCATCCGCACTCATCCGCAAAAAGTTTGCCGTCTTGCCCGCGGTACGACCAAACAACTCGTTGGCAATATTGTACTGCTTGGTTGTGCTATCGAGTCTTGAGAGCCGATCACGGACAAGATCAAAAGCCTCATCCAGCTTCATCGCGCGAATTTGCTCGATCGAAAGACCAAGCTGACCGAGCGCGGCGCGGAATGGAGTGACGTTAGTAGAAGCGTCGCCAACTTCACGACTGAACCGAACCATCACTTGCGTCAATTGCTCGGATGACCCGCCCGCAACTGCTACCGCGGCTTGGTACTCTTGGAGCTTTCTAGTCGAAATACCTAACGCTTGCGAAGTCTCATCAACTTCGTCGCTGATCTTGTTTGCTTTGACGGCGAAAAGCGCAAGCGCCGCAACCGCAACGCTTACATTTTTAGCGAAGCGGTCAACGTGCTCGCCCGCCTTACTGATACCTTTTCCAAGCGCTGCAAACGCACTTTCGTTCTGTCCGGTTTGCTTTTCAAATAATTTAAGCTTGGCAAGCGCGCGATCGATTGCTTGCGCCAACTCTTGCTCGGTCATCGTTAGTTTGACAGAGACTTCGCCGGCTTGCGCCATTGCGATCGACCTTTCCCATACGCCCGGTCGTATATAGCAGCGGCTTCACTTTCGGGCATCGGATATTTAGGGCCGCCGTACGTGATCGGCGTTTTATGAGCTTCGACTAACCACCAGAACTCCGTTGGGTGGAGTTGCCAGAACTGATCGGGACTGATTCCCCATTGCGTAGCCGCTTTGAAGGCTTCTCGGACGAACTCGATGCGGCGTCCCGAGTCCGCCCGTTCGATTCCCCCTTGGATTTGCCTGCAACGTGTTCGGCAATTTTTGCGTCTGCAATATCCTCTGGCAGACCTTCAAGCTCTTTCGACATTTCCTCGATTTCACGCATCGTGTCGGGTGGAGTAATGATCTCAATCAAACCGTTGGCGAATACAATCGCACGTTTGTATTTATCGGCGGCGTCTTTCCCCCCTGGAAAAATTTCGGCATAAACTTCTTCAGTGGAAACCGAAAGCCCGGTATACCGAAGCGCGCACGCGTAAGCCGACGCGAGCATTTCATACTTGCCACGCTGCGCACCCATCGCAAGATCATGCGCGGTGATGTCTTCGACCCGTTCCAATCGGCGGATCAATCCCATCACACGATTGGAGGGGATAACATATTCCGACCCCCTCCACTCGATCCTGATGTCATCCCACGGCTTGAAAGCCATTCATTTTCCCTTTTCGTTTAAGCCGCTCCGAACCTCACCAGCAACGTCCGGCGCAAGCTGTGACCTCAATTCGTTGAGTGAGGACTCCAAATATTTCGGTTGACCGGCAGGCCCCCAATAAACACCAAGACGGGATGGTCGCGGCTTGCCCTTAAGTTTCTGCTCTAAGTTTTCATGAACGTACCATGCGTAGTCAGCGGAGAATCCGACATCGATTGACATCTTATCCTCGCCCGGTCGCGTGTAAGCAGAAGCCTTCAAAATCCCCTTCTCTATCGGGACGCGTTGCTGCGCGAGTCTCCGCACCTTGAGTCCAAAACTATAAAGACCCGCAAGTGCGTTTTTCTTTATACCTACACCTTGACGCTTCAATGCGGCGTTGACTTCGGCAACGCCTTTGATTTGCACATGCTTCGCCACTTATGGCACCACTACGCCGGCTTCCTTGATATGAAGATCAATCGTTGTCGTTGCAACCGCGAAGCCGAGGAACGCCGGATACTTTCCCGTCGTTGCATCGGTCGAGATATTTGATATCGCCCCCGGAGTTGAGCTTGACCAGTACGGAGTACCTACGACAACGGTCCCACCGATGTTAATCCGCCCTGACTTTTGCACGACGACGCTTTGATTGATAGCCGCATTATCAACGGCGATCCCGTAAGGCTTACGGATGATTGCCGACGCGTTGTCATTGTCGCACAGCCCGAATCTGCCCGCTGCGCTTTTATAAACAACCTGCCCCGCGGTAATCGCTTCCAGAGCGAGAGCGGTTTCGGTTTCAGCATTTGTCCCGGGAGAGACGTTCGCCGCGGTGACAGAGAGATTTGCCATGATCGATTCTCCTTCAACTGATCAGAACTGATCAGAATGGTTATGCATACGGCGTGTAGACAGTGACGCCAGTTGACTGCAACGTACATTCGAACGTCATCGCGTCGTTGTACGTGATCCCCTCATTGAAGTTCGCCATGAAGAACGAACCGGACAGAACGTCACCGTTTGGATAGGTGAACGATGCCACGCGCGTACGCGTGCCCGCGAACCAATCGACCTTCAAGCGCGTGTCCTTGGTCACGCCCGAAAGCGAAATTTCGACCTCGTTTTGCCCGGGCACGGTCAACAGCGTACGCCATCCGTTATCTTCGTCACTGGTCACGTCGATCGGTTCGCCGTTGCAAGCTGCCGATTTTTCACGGACGCCAAGCACCGCCGCGCCGTTCCATTCAAAGTCTACGTCCCGTCCTGCATTCGCAACCATATCAAGCTCCTTTTGTTAGATCACACACGTTGCCGAATTGTGCTGTAATTGGCGACCAAAAGATGCCGGTCGTTATCATCGCGGCCTATCGCGGAAATTTCCGTCACCAAATTGATCAAGACGAAAGTGGAATCGACCGTGATAAGCGGAGTCCCAAGGATCAAAAGGTCGCGGATTTCTTCGTGCTTGGAGTATGCCAATTCATACCCTGTATCGATGCCTGCGACGACAAGCTTGCGATGTCTGACGCGCACCTGAATCGTCGGATGCATCAAGTCGAGCTCGTCCGTATCCGGCTCAAGTCCGCCGGTATCGTAAACCGTAACGCAATTGTCGGGCTCCATCGGCTCGCGACTGATATTGATCGACCAGCCCGTCATGGCATTGAGAACGCCCACGCCTTGCACGTCGAGATATTTCGCAATGTCGTGAGCGGGTGAAAGCATCAAACCCAAACCTTGATTAGCGTTCGGTCTTGCTTGAGCGTCGGGCTCAAATCGATCCGCCGTATCTCGAAGGCACCCTCGACATTCCGCGGGTCAGCGTCGGCAGAGATGCCGTTCACCAAGTAACCTTTTACCTCGACAAGTAGGCTACTGTAAACAATAGCATTCGAAGAAACCTCCCGCATTTCCGAATCGCGGAATATTAGGGCGACCTCCTGCCAACGGCAAACTATTGGAACTGGCGCTAAAAATGGCACTCCACCAAATCGGTCATTCGCCGCGACCGGTGCCCAATACGTCGCGATGTGCACCATCAGTGCGCTTGTCCAGGGGGTTATGGTCATAGCCAACACTTGTTCAATTGCCGATCGGCAAAATACGCCGGAGAGACATGGGTCTGCCTAATCTCAAATGCTCCATCGACATTCAATGGATCAAGCTCATTGAATTCCCCGAGTGCAAGGTATCCTCCAATCTCAAGCTTTCGAGCAGGATAAACAATAGCGTTCGAAATCCTTTCTTGCCCTCGCACATCGCGGAACAGTTGTCCGGTGTCTTGCCATCTGCATCTGATGATAATCGGTGGAAGTAGCAGTCTGGTACCAAAGCGATCGTCGCTGGTCGGTGGCCAATAGGTAGCAAGCGCGGTCATATTTCGAGTCCAAGGCGGAAGGCTTCCTTCCTCCGTTTCGACAATCGGACCAAAGCCAGCCGCGACGGACAATAACAACTGCGCGGTATCCGGAGAAAAGACCAATGCCCCACCCGCATCCGGAGCAGTGCTCGTTAGCAACAGGTCAGCCGCGCCCGGTCGCAACACGATACGGAACTCGATCAGCGGCGCTGTCGTGCTCAATATCAAGTCTGCGCGCGCGGGCGCGATGGTGTAGTTAAGCGCAAGGCTAGGCGCGCTTGTGCTCAACGATAGGTCAGAATTGGCTGGTGCTTGGACTGATATCAGTGTGAATGCCGGTGCGGTAGACGATAACGCCAAGTCAGCACTGGCAACGGTAATGCTTTCGCGGAACGTCAGCGACGGAGCAGTAGTTGAAAGCGTCAAATCAAATCGAGTGGGAGAGAGAACTGCAAAGAGAGTAACCGATGGAGCAACGTTGCTAATGGCAAGGTCGGCATTTGCAGGAACGATGACAGTATTGAGCGAGGCGGCGGGAGCAACCGTCGAAAGGGTTAAATCGGTATGAGCCGGAGATGCTGCCGTAAATGTCGAGAGTGACGGCGCGACGGTCGAAAGCGTCAGATCGGCAGATGCAGGAACGGAAGATGCTAACAGCGATACATTTGGTGCTGTTGTCGAAAGCAAAAGGTCGGCATTTGCCGGAGTAAGAAAGCGGTCATCAGTCGCGTCCACAGCCGGAGCAACTGAGGACAACGCAAGCTCAGCATTCGGAATAACAAGCGATACCGAATCGCCGGTTGCGACCTGCGGCGATTGCGACGACAAGGCCAAATCGGCCGCAACCGGGAATTGATTGAGCGTAAGCAGCAGCGCCGGGGCGACGGAGGACAGGGTCAAGTCGGCAGAGGCAGGGAAGCGACCGGTCGAACTCGCGACAAGCGGGGCGACGCTCGAAAGCACCAAATCGACCCGAGCGGGAAGCAGACCGGTATTCAGGGCAAGGATCGGGGCAGCGGTCGAAAGCGACAAATCCCCGACCGCCGGGGAAATGGCCGTCTGAGCCGTTAGGAAGGCCGTGGGTGCGGTTTGGGACAGAAGGGCGTCAACGGATGCCGGGGAGTATCTGGCGTTCTCCTGGACCGTCGGAGCGGCTGTGGATAGGGCAAGATCGGCCGATGCCGAGGACAGCTTGACCGTCAGCGTGACAGACGGGGCGACGGTTGAAAGAGCAAGGTCCACCGTTGCAGGCGTCAAGGTAAACACTTGCTGCGATGATGGGGCTGCTGTGGAAAGCAATAGGTCCGCATTCGCAGGCGAAAGGCTGACAATAAATGCAAGACTTGGCGCAACGGTCGAAAGTGCAAGATCTACGTTCGCTGGCGCGAGCACAATTCGCTCTGCCAGCGTTGGGGCGAAAGTCGAAAGCGCAAGGTCCGCATGAGCGGGTGAAATGTCGGTGCTTGCCGATATCGTAAGTATCGGCGCAACAGATGAAACAAAGAGAACCGTGTTCTGATCCCACGCCGAAAATCCAGACGGAAGCGTCACGCCGACGACAGTGAAATCGAGAGTAAGTTGGCTTTGACCAAGAATGGTGATTACTACAAAAGCATCGCCGGTAAAGCCGAGAGGAAATCCGAGGGTGCCTGTTGCCGGATCAGCGCCAGCGTCATCGTTCCAATTACCTGTTGCGACTTTGTACCAAAATTCGCGCGTACCCATATCGACGGCGAATAGGACTTCTTGACCAAGATTAAATGACTCGCCATTGCCTATAAATACTCCATTAAAATAAATGTCCGCGTTGGCATAAACTGCGGTGCTATTGGTATCGAAGCCGGGCCACGAATTGCCGGAATTGTCGCTGACAGCCGAAGCATTTGCAAAACCGATGGCGGTGTCTGCACCACCAACTAAGACCTGCGTCAAAACCTTGAAACAAAACTTTCCGGCCGATTTGGAGGACAGTGAAAAAGCGCTCGGATAACTCGCTGTGCTGTCTGTGTAGGCAATTAGATTAGCGGCCGTCAGCATAATCGCCTGGTCATGCCGGTTCGGGTCAAGCGTCTCAGCGCCGACCTGAGCAGCGGTTAAGCCAATCCAATACGAAAGCGTCGGAGCAACGCTCGATAAGGCAAGGTCTGATGCAGCAGGGGTTAAGACTAAATTCTCGGCGGCAGTTAAGATAACATCTGGCGCTGTCGTCGAAAGCGCAACGTCTCCATTCGAGGGAGACAGTGCGATAATTAACGTGAGGGACGGAACATCGGACGAAAGGGCAATGTCGCCAGCGGCCGGGCTCAGGCGTTGCGTGAGCGTGAGCGACGGCGCGACTGATGACAAAGCAAGGTCCACGCGCGCAGGCGCGATGTCGGTCTCAAGCTGCACGGCAGGAGCGGTCGTCGAGAGCGCAATGTCTCCGCTTGCAGGAAATATCCTTTGCGTGAGCGTAAGAGACGGAGCAACAGTCGAGATCGCGATGTCACCGCCGGCCGGAAGCAGTCCGATGTTTGTCGATAATGCCGGCTCGACTGTGGACTGCGTGACATTGCCCTGAGCAGGCGTGAACGCAATGCGCTCCGTCAGCGTCGGAGCAACGGTTGATAAAGCAAGATCAACACGATCCGGAAAAGCTTGTGCATTCTGCTTTGCAATTGGCGCGGTCGGACTGAGCGCAAGATCGACTCTCGCCGGAAGCAATCCAATATTCGTCGATAACGCGGGGGCTGTGGTTGTCTGTGCAAGATCAACCCTTGCCGGAGCAAGCGCTAAAGCTTGCTGGCTTGTCGGTGCGACAGTCGAAAGAGCTACGTTCCCTTGTGGAGGAAGCGGATTGATACGCGATGAAAGAGCAGGCGCAACGGTCGTCTGTGCAATGTTGCCTTGCGGTGGTGTGATATCGACTGACGCCGCTGCCGGCGTGTAAGTGATGACGATAAGGCCAGCCCCACCAGTACCGCCAGTGCGTGTTCCTGCTGACGCGCGCGTGCCACCAGACGCGCCACCCCCGCCGCCATAATTCCCGCCGTTTCCTCCTTTGCTTACTGATGGTGAGGAGTTGGCGCTGAATTCACCACCGCCACCACCGCCGCCACCAGCACCGGCTGTCGCGCCACCGACAGTCTGTGTCCAAGTTGAAGCGTTGCCGAGAGTGCCGCCGTCTCCACCTGTTGATGTGCCTGTGGTTGTGAACCCACCGCCGCCTCCACCTCCCCCTCCAACTGTTGCAGAACCACCAGAACCACCAGCACTGCCGCCAGTACCAGCACCACCGCCAGAATTTCCCGCGCCGCCAGCAGACCCGGTTGCGACGTTGCCATTATTAACTCCTGCGGTCGATGAGCCGCCGTTGGCACCGCCGCCACCAGAGCCACCGTTAGAGGAAGTATTGCCATTTGTGCCGCCGGATTTGCCAGAACCAGACGGCCCTGCTGCACCTCCCGCGCCACTACCGCCGGTTACTCCCGCGCCACCAGTCTGCGAAGTTGGAGTGTAGGTTACCGGAGAAGGAGTCCCATTGGTGACTCCCAAACCTCCCGCTCCACCACCAGTACCCACTAGGCCCTTATTTCCACATCTCGCTTCGTAGGTGTTTGTTGTTGTGGTGCCCTCCCAGAATGTCGCTTGGGTATTCTGGTCTGCCGTCGCCGTGTTATTTGCTTTGACTGCAAAAGCAGTGGTCGCACCAAGAGACCCGGAGGAATACACTAGTCCGTAGTAGCCGCCACCGCCGCCACCATTCCCGGCGAAATGGCCACTACCGCCAGTGCCCGCTGCGCCATCACCACCGCATCCGACAAGCTCGACCGTGTGGCCAGCGTCGGACCAATCGCCCGGCTTCGACCACGGCGAAGAAGATGCAGATGTGAGAAAGACGATAGTCATGTTTCAACAATCGAGTGCAGATCGAGTGAACGTTTTGTATGCTCAAGGCATCGCAGCTTATACATTTGAACCGCAACACTCCCCGCTTCGTCGAGGTTTGGACGCGTGTCGAGCCATTTACCAAACTCCAATTCAATACGCGCAATCACGATCGGGATGTCATTCCATGCTATCGGTTCGTGCACAATCAATCGCGGCACAACAAACAAAAGCTCATCGCAACGCACATGGTGCCTAAGCTCCGTGCGATGCGCGACAACGAAGCGAATACCACCGTAAGTATCCAAGACACCAGCGAGACGACTGGCACGCGGATTGCGCTTGCGGCAACGCCGATTCCCGCCCCCCTTGCATTGTGTTTCATCGCCTGAACAAGCAACGCAATAGTCCGCCTTCATAACCACACCTTATTCAATTGTCTGTCACCAAGCGGAGCGGCGCTTGCGCCTATCTTCCGAATCTCAAATGCATTAGCTGCGTAATCAAACGGATCAGCAATCCCTGTTTTATCACCGAGCGCAAGATACCCGCCAAGCGCAAGCTTGCGCACCGGATAGACGATGGCGTTCGACCGGCGCTCCTCGCCCGGGATGTTTCTGAACTCCGCACGCAAATCCTCCCATCTGCACAGCACGGTTACCGGGGGCGCAATTGTTAGCGCGCCCAAGCGGTCATTGACCAACGGAGCCCAATACGTCGCCGTTTGATACATTCCACGCGTCCACGGCTCTAAACCAATGAACGGCGTGGTGAAGATTGGAGGCGTGGTTGAAAGAATTAAGTCGCAATGATCCGGAGACAAAACAAGACTGATTACGGATACCGGAGGCTCGGTCGAAAGAATCAGATCGCAATGAGCGCCGGAGAACGTCAGGTTCAAATGCGGTGGAGTGGTCGAAAGCGTAAGGTCAGCACCCGGCACGTAGAAGCCAACCAAACTTTCATGAGCAGCAGTCGAAAGTGTAAGGTCTACGTGCGCAGGCGGAATGCGATAATCAAGCGACGGCGCGGTCGTCGTCAGATTGACATTAGCGTGACCGGGCTCGTAGTTGCCGACGAAAGTTGCTGACGGCGATTCTGTCGTTAAATTTAAGTTTGCTTGTCCAGGCTGATAGTCACCAAGTAATGCTGCAGACGGCGGCTCGGTCGTCAGCAACAGGTCAACATGCCCTATGGAAACGTTAAGATGGAGCGACGGTGCAAAAGTTGAAAGAGTTAAGTCGGCATGTCCTGAATGGATATTGATATCAATCGACGGAGTAAATGAAGAAAGGATCAAATCAGCATGCGCGGGAGGAATACTGAAATTAAGCGACGGAGCGGTAGTGGTTAGATTAAGATCCGTGTGACCGATGAAATAAACAGCACCTATAAACAGCGGCGTAGTTGAAAGAACAAGTTGTGTTGTATCAGGCGAGAGCGGATAGACTGCCGGAGCAATAGTCGAAAGAGTAAGCTGCGCTGCATTAGGCGACAGCGATACCGATACCTCGACGGGATCAGCTTGCTGCCCGAACGCGAACTGGCCGAATGCTCCTAGCCGTGGGATGCCTGCGGCCATCGTGCTGTCCTACTATTCGCCGCATCAACGTTTTCTTCTGGCTGTCGCTCGCAACATCATTGCTTGCTGCATAGTCTCGCGCGCAAGCGCAACCTCCGGCCCTTCGAGCGCCGCTACCTGCACACGCAACTCTGCTATCTGGTTCTGCCGGTCAGCAATCTCCGCAATCAAAGTTTCAATCTGAGATTTCAGCACAGAAGTTTTCGAGCCTGCCGCATCGACCACTGCCTGCTTCTGCTCGACAAGACCGTCAATCGCTTCCTTGACTTCGACTTCGGCCGCTTGCTTCACGTCAACAACTTCCGCGATTTCGTCTGCCATCGCTCTCTCCTTATGTGGTGAAGAACCACGTTGTTGTTGCCAAATCGTAAATCGCATCAACATGCTTACCTGCTGCGATTGTCGTCGGCGCATTCTTGAGCGTATCCCCGTCGGGGGAACTGGTAAACGTCAACGATGTGATTGCTTCTGCAAAAATGAACTTGGCAAGCTGCCCGTTGTTCAAGCCCTGCATATTTGGAAATAGCTGCGGCATGTTGATCGTCAGCGCCGCAAGCGTGCCGGCCGGGTTGATTACGTTATGATAGACACCGCTATCAATCTGGATCGTCTGTCCGGTAGTCGGAGTAAAGTACCCACGCCCGGAATCGTTAGCTCCGGATATGCCAATTTGGGTAGCACCTGTGAAAGTTGAGGCATCAATATAATCATAGACGCCTCCCGTCCTGACCTGAGCAGGCTGGCCAGGAACAGGAGTGCCAGTACCAAGTACGCCCGGAGCAGTGGAAGTATAGAAATCAAGAAAGTATGCACCAGCGCTTACAGAAATCGAACCGCCGGCATTCGACCAAACCCCGTCATAAAAGACGTCGACGACCTCAGAGTACCCAGGTGTATTAAGCTCTGCAAATACATTTGGCAGCATCGTGACGCCGGGCACAGCAATAAGCCGACCCGTGAACGCCACGATGAAATGCCCGTTGAAGATAACAGCCGGACTGTTCCCCATGAACCACATGAACGCTATTACTGTCCTGGCAGGATCAATTCCTGTTTGGATACAGGGGTTGGCAACGTTTGGTCCCCATGCGCAGTCGATAATTGTGTTGATCCCGGCATTGACTCGCAAGAAGGTATAGTTGGTGTTCGCGTTGAACCTAACCCTGGTCCAAGTGATAGGATCAGCCCCGACGTTCGCGCGAACGGTGCAGCTAGTATCAAGATTTGCCGGGTCAGCATCAAAGACAACGCTCGGCAGTCCTCCTTCGTCATTCAAGTTGCCTCGGACAGTCAGCGTGCCATTGCCGACCCACCCATGAACCGTGAACAAGCAGAATTCATCATTCCCGGGATTGATCGTGAAATGAGTGTCGGCAAATTGAAGCGTGATGTCGAAGCCAGCGAAATCGTAGATTGACTGAATGGCATCGTACCCGCCTTGTGGCGTGGCGTAAGGCTGTGTTGCAGTACCATTGCCTGATGTATTGCTTCCAACGCCCGTGAGTGTGAAAGTGAAACCGCTGCCGCCTCCGATGTCTCCTGAAGCCGCCGAAAGTACGTTGCCTATGACGTACCCGGTCGGCACGGTTGTCAGATCATAAATCTGAACCATCGTCACCGCGCCAGCAGTGACGCGGATATTTGCTCGCGCGCCTGTCCCGGCTCCACCGGTAAAAGCGACGTCTGTATAAAGACCGTCCGTGTATCCCGAACCACCAGCGATGGTGCCAAACAGATACCCGATATAAAAAGTCGTGTCAGCGGTGATCAGCGTTCGAGATGCCGTCACACGACCGGAGCAATGCCAAGTGCTGGTAGATTGTCGATAAGTAGCCTCGAAGAAACCGCCGCCAGAAATCCCGGCTGGCGGATTGACGATGAATTGCCCTGCATTCGGCAGAACGGACAATGCAGCAATCATCCGCGACGTTTTGACGTGGATGATCTGTCCGTCAAATGGAGCAGGCGGCATCGTGATAGTGCCGCTCGCCAACATCGTTGCAGGATTGAGCACGACGTGCCAATCCAAATCGTTAAGAGTGAGAGAAAAGCCTGTGATCGGCGTCTGATAGTTAACATTGCTATCAAGGACTCGATTTAAGCCATGCGTTGCGCCATTGTTCACATTGTCGTCAAACAGAGCACCGCCGCCAAAAAATAAAGGATCATTCGCGCCCGGCAAGGTCGTGCCGATATACCGTGCAACACCATCAGGCCCGAGCGTGATGCCTGCGGACGCCATCGGGAATCCAGCGCCACTGAAAGTACAAAATAAGAAACTGAGTTGTCCTCCATATGCGATGAAGAACCAATCATCTGAAGCGTTGACGCCTGCTCCTATTTCAATCGCACAACTGATGAACTCAACGAGTGAGCCCGCACCTTGAATATTAAACCCGCCGGGGCCGAAGCAAGTGAATGTACCAAAGAATTTGACAGTCTGTCCTGAAACGTAGTTTGAGCAATCAACCAGCGCGCTCCCGCCGCTTATATCGCAATTGTTAATACCAAGTTGGCCGACGAAATTGCACGACACCGCCGCCCAACCCGAGGCATCGGGAATGAAAAGCTGGATATTGTTGACCCCGAGATTGCTGATGGTGCAGGCATCAACTTCAAGGGCCGCGCCTGAGAGCGCGAGATTTTCAAACCTAACCGCAGTCCTATCGCCGGCATTGCCGTTGAAAGTGAGAAAGCCGCCACCTGTCCATTCTTCCTGTATTTCAAGGACAGAGGAGCCGGTGTTGAGCGTGTAAGTTCCATCACCGCATTGAACCGCTACATTGAAGCCACCAAAGTCATAGTTGTTTGCAAGGGTGTCGTAGGCGTGTTGTGGCGATGCCCACGGCAAGCCGGCGCTCCCATCGCCCGTCACATCACTGCCGGTAGTGGCGACGTAAAAGGTTGTATTCTCCGTCAACTTGTGACGGGGAGCATGCGCGACAGGGCCAGAGTAAATGCGCTCTGTGCCGTCAAGATTGAGCGGCGCGTTGGCGATCTCTGTTGATGAAAGAACCGTGCGGCCGGTCAAGCGTGGCACGGTATTGTCGAGGACCGCGTAGCCTATTTCATGGCGCAGCGCGTCTTGCGGCTCAATGATGTACCAATAGGTGCGGCCGGTTATGCCACCAGCATCAGCAAACGTCTTCCAGCCAGGAACGACAGCACCAAGATTGATGGTGCTGCCTGTCCCTGTAGACCCTACGATAACATTCGCAAGGTTGAGGAAGTCGGGTGAAATCGCCATCGCATCTTAATTCAATTCGAAGATGCCGTTCGCACTCGGCGTGATGGTCAAGCGGTTGCCGGCAGTGATCGAGAACTGCGCGGTGGAGAGGGTCGAACGCACAAGAATCTTCCTCGCGCCCGCCGAAGCACCTGTAACCCAAATCACAGCGAACTTGACGTTCGCGATGGTGCCGGCGTTGGCCGACCAGAACGACGCCGAGCTTGAGAAGCGATACTCCGACGCGGATGCACCGGCCGTCCATGTCACGCCAGTGATTGCCTTGCCAGAGGACGAATAGCCGTTCGCCTCCGTCAATTCTCCCGTCACCGAACCGATTGTCGAAAGCGTCACGGTCGCGGCATTTGACGCGGACGTGTAAAGACTCATTCGATACGAAGATGACGAAAGAAGCGACCCGTTGAAAAGGTTCTTCTTCGCCTTGTTGTAGAATACCCATGCGCCTGCGGCCATGTTAGCCTCCTGTTTCGAGTGATGCACCTGTCCGCATCGCGGTCGCGATCAAGCCTGGACCGTGAACGTTGAGGCGGAATAGATTCCCTCGCTCCTTGATCAAGGATTGAAAATCCTCGAATTGCTTCATATGCCATGGCGCACATTCAAACATTTGCGCAAAGCCACTGCCATCGTTTGATCGCAACCACGTGCGCACGCGACCATCTTTGTCATTTGCACCTTGCGCATAGGCGTGATGCTTACCATCAAGCCAGCAAGAGTCGAGACCGAATACGTGATAGCTCACGAAGCCGAGCATCCGCATGACTGATATGACCCGCACGCCGATCGTCGTGCCAATGGTGACAGGATTTAGCCGGCCAAAATAATATTCCTTGAGCAATTCAAGCTCGGCTTCGCTTCCGGTACCAAGCGCATGCCAGATCAGGATATCGCGCCCGCGGCATGTCTCAAACGTCTTCGGATGACATTGCGATGCGAGCAAATAACGACAACCTTCGATAGGACGCTTGACCATATCCGCCATGAATTCGCGCGCGTCGATCATTACAAAAGCGGATGGTTTGAGGTTCCGCGACAAGCACCATTCATAGCCGCCGTTGACCGCGACTATTTTTCCGCCTGCCCAATACTCCGCGACAAGTTCCTGTTCCGTCATATCAAGAGACGGACCGCCACAAACAATCAACAAGACCTCCGAATTAGGTTCGTGCTTTTGAACCTGCGGAAGACCGCGCCGAATGTTGGTTGCGATTTGATCAAGCAAAACTTCGTCGGTCGTATTGCACCCGCAGTCAGGAGCAAACGAAACCGGATAAACCTTGCTTTCGTCAAATGCGACTTGCAGGTTCATGCTTGCACCACAAACATACCGACGCCGCAAAGGTCGCGCGCATCAATTACCTTGCCGACCGCCGACAAGTGTTCAAGCCACCAAGAGTAGGGCATGACGGTCAAGTGCAAGTCCTTTCCGATCGCTTGCCCGAAGCCGTCCGGAAAGAATGCTATTTGGAACCATACGACCCGACACGCGCGAAGCAATCGGAGAACGACCGCCATCGTATACTCAGGCGGGATGTGTTCCATCACGTCGCAGCAAAAGCCCCATTGCCAATGAACCGGCGATGGCTTTGGGATGTGCTGCCACAGTGGTTGTTCGATGAAGCGATTTCTTGGAACGTCTTCCTTCAGAGCGAAGCCGGTGATATCGAGCCAATGGACATCAAGCCCGCGACTTGCAAATTCCAACCCCGCCACCCCCGCTCCGCAACCTGCATCAAGCAGCATCGTCTCGCGCTTCGGCTTTATGACTGACATGAAGCGATCGACGTTCTCAAGCCCGGGCGATTTCTTGTGGTAATCTTCAACGTCCCACATTTCCTCATATTTGAGGCGTTCGGCCGCCGCGGAATCAGGGATATGAAGTTGCGGCATCATTGCACGCTGCTCCGCAACTTTTGTTCCAGTGCAGTAATTATTTCCGCGAGCTTGTTGATCGTCGCCTGCAATATTCCAGCCTCGTCGTTTAGTTTCTCACGCTGGTCTTCCGGAGTCTTTTCGATATGTGCGCGCATACGCGCCAAAGCAGAAATCATTTCGTCGCGGTCGCGACGCATTATTTCGATTTCAGCAATTTTCGGCTTCAACGCGTCAGCGCCGAAATTGCTGGTCGGCCGCGCTTTCCCCACAGCAACCGCTGGCGGATGACTTTTGAAACTACCTTTCATGCGATATCTCGCTGAGAGCCCGCTGATTGAACGTGCATTTGTCGACCATAAGCCCACCGCTAATGATCAACGAAAGCGTAACAAGAAGATAAGCCATGATGTTGCTCCTGTTATTAAGTCCACGCGACCGCCGGAAAATTGCGCCGCCGTAAGGCAAGAAACCTGAGACCGTACGGTGTCGATGCAAATTCCCGCTCGTCTAACGAAACAGAGCTTGATGCGCCGCGGTCGGAATATTCGATTGACGCGTCACCAAGCTTTTCGCCTTTGATCGGTCCACTCACGCTCCCGAACGATGCCGCGCCGGGGGTGGAAAAAATAGCGCCCTCGTATGCCATCATATGCGCGGTCAAGGTTTGGATCGCGATCGTGTAGTCGCCTTCCAGCCAAGATTCATCGACCCACATTTTCGCCTCAGCAATAAACAGATCGACTCGCGGGTCAGCCACGCTATCGAACTCAGGATAGCGCGTCTTAACGTCCGTTGCGGTTGGATCGACGTACGCCATCAATCGTTCGCTGCTTTGCGCAACGCCTCGATCACGTCAGGACGCTTCGCTTGTGCGCCCGGCCACGCCTTCCCCAAAACGCGACGGGCCGACTGCCGAAGCTGGAACCACGGCATCCCCGCTTCAGCCTGGATCAGCAAAGCGCCCGGTCCTGCATCGACCGGATATCGCCTTCGGGAGCCCGTAGGAAGGGCAAGGGTGCGTTTTTCTTGCTCCGGGGGTGCTTCCTCAAGATCCACGTCTGACCGCACCCGCTCGTCGCGCTGGTCTTGCGCGCCCGGGGAAAGTGCCCGGATACACCTGACGCCGACACCAGAGCGGTTCATTTCTTCGAGAATTGTGATGGTTGCTTGATCGAGGTCCGCCGTAACACTCTTGCCGCCTTCGATCGCGACAACCCGCCGATTGGTATCGTACACGACCCGGAGAGCATTTTCTCTGTTGGTCAATGTGCACAGCATTCTTCAGCCTCCCGCTACTCGTTGTCCAAATCCCAAAGTGCCCACGCCATCTCTCGTGCAAGCCAGAGCAACGTCATTCCGAAAAACATGGTGACGGAAGCAAGTGAGACGATTGCGACAGTACACCCGGTAGAGCACATCCGGAAGCCCCGTCAGAAAACGGGGAGGGCGGCCCACGCCCTCCCCCACCACGCCGCCATAAGAACCTTAAGAAGCGTAGTCCGAAATACCATCCACATAGCGCACCGCACCCGGGCGACGGATTTCGAGACCACCAAGCCGGAAGATTCCTGGAATGTCGTAAGTGATCGGCCCTGTCTGCCATACCGGCATGAACCGATGCGGCATGGGGATGTGCATCTTGAGCACTTGCGGATCACGGCGATAAACAACCATGCGTCCCTTGTCGCCGCCGACGCCGGCATTCTCAAGACCGCGCACGCCGACGATCTTCAACGGCTGTCCGGTGATCTGGCTATAGATGTTGTACCGCCTTAGCCATTCCAGAACGTTGGTATCCGTTCCGCCGGTCGTGCTCATGCGCGTGCCGGCGAGCCTGGACATCTCCGCAACCGGGAGCAAAACCGTGTCCGCCATTTCGACCGTCAGCGACGCCGTGTAGACGCCGGATAGCGCATCGTTCACGTCCGCCGCGATTTGGTCGCCCGTCTTGTTCGCCCACGCCGCTGAGCCGCCGGTGCCCGTCGCCGCCGCCGCCGCGATGGTCACGATCGCATCGGCATTGAGAAGGCCCGTAAAGCCTTTGGTCGTGTCGCCGCGGAGTGCTTTGTCATCCACGAATTCCTCATACGCGCGTCGCGCTGCTTCCGCGCGCTCGGTCGTAAGGTTCATTCCGGGGATCATCATCGCCTGCCCAAGTTCTTCCAGGGTGTAGCGATAGCCGATGCCGGCCATCTCGATACCCTGCTCGAACTTCGAGCGTTGCACATCGGCAAGCGGAAGATCGGTCGCGGAATGGTGAAACCAATTCGCTTGACCCGCCTTGTCGAGCGAATAGTACGTGACGCTTTTTGCCCATTCCGGAGCCGAACTATCGACGGGGATCAGCGCCGGATATTGCACATCCGGATACTGAATGCGGTAGACCTCGGCTTCGATGTACGAAACCTGAGAAACGAGGAAGCCCATCGCTTGCTGAGCATCCTTCACAAAATTGCGCATTTGGTTTTCTCCTTCAAGAGGAAAGCGCAGGAAGCGCGGTTTCAGGATTACGTGCGTTGCAATCCGCTGATGCGAACGATTGCGAGACCAGCGCCGGTGACAGAAGTCATCCATCGCGCGCCGGGGATAGGTCCGCTGCCGCCCGAATTGCCAAGGATGCCGCTCGTTGCGTCGTAATGCACAACCTCGCCAGCGGCGACAGTCGCGTCCGTCGTCACCCAAATGTCGCCCATCGTGAGGATGCCGGCATTTGCATACTGCGGATACTCGTCGAGGTAGTCGGAGTCCGCCGTGACCGGAGCCAGCGTCACATCACGCACTGAGATGCCGGCGAATGCGGTCAGGGCCCCACCAAGCCCGACTCCCTTGTCGTTCGCGCCTTGCTTGACGGCGCGACCAAAGGGAAGACCGGATGAAGGCTCAACGGTGCGCGTATCGATTTGATACGGATTCTCGTTCGCGACCATGCCGGCATAAGCCTTCACAATCCGTTCGAGGTAGGTTGATTGAACAACAGCCATAGCGGTGATCCTTCTCTTGTCTCAAAAGTATTTCAGAGCGCTCTGATCGAAGATGATCAATTCGTCTGTGCGGGCTGCGGATTCTTCCAAGCGGATTGAAGCCGCTTGTTGTATTCGTCGTAGGCTTTGTCGGCCGCACTGATGCCGTGCTGTGGTTGACCCGACAGCGCATCCGCAAGGCGATCGACACCGTTGCCTTGACCCGCATCATCGACCTTGACGCCAGCGGCGAGTGTATTGAACGAAGCCGTGATCGCGTCTTCGGTCCATCCCTTCGCC